TCTGGTAATAAAGTATTAATGGTAGATAGTGTAAACTATCCTGTAGTCTTTGATGATACAACTAATACAGCCACATCCATTACTTCATCTGCAGATGTACTAGGTGCAGAATATGTAGCTGTGTATAAAACAACTACCTTCTATGCCAAAGACAATAACTTGTACTTTACTGCTCCATCTACATATGATGACTTTAGTCCTGCTAATGGTGGGGGTGTTATCAATGTAGGCAACACCATTACAGGTCTAGCTGTTTTCCGCGATCAGTTAATTATCTTTTGTCGTAACAGTATTAAACGTCTAACAGGTTCTACAATCTCAGACATTACATTGCAACCTATTACAGATCGTATCGGCTGTATTAGCGGGGATACTATCCAAGAGGTCGGTGGTGACATTATGTATGCTGCACCTGATGGTATACGACTACTGAGTGCTACTGATCGTATTGGTGACTTTGGTTTGGATATTGCTTCTGATCCTATTGCTAAAGATGCTTTTGACTTACTTTCTATAGGAACACACTTTTGTTCTTTGGTTATACGTGAGAAAGCACAGTACCGTGTATTTTCTTACGTGCCATCTGAACAAGCAAGTGTGTCTAAAGGATTACTTACTACTAAGTTTATATCTCAAGGTGCTGGTGGCTTTGCTTGGGCAACTACTAAGGGTATTAAAGCATACTGCTCAGACAGTAAGTACACATCTTCGTATACTGAAACAGTAGTATTTGCTAATGAAGATGGCTACGTATATGAGCTAGACACAGGTAGTGACTTTGATGGCGACATTATTGAGGCTATCTATGAGTCTCCATATATGCCTATTACAGATCCGCAAACACGTAAGACATTCTATAAGATGACTTTATATGCAGATCCTAATGGTCCTATGGAGTTAGATGTTAACTTCAAATATGACTTTGATGCATCTACCAATACAGGCGTTATACAGCCTAACACATTTACGGTATCAAGTGCTGGTAACTCTGTATTCTTTTATGGCGGTACTGCATCTGTATTTGGTACTGCTACATTTGGTGGTGAGTTAGATAAAGTATATAACTCAAACGTTATTGGATCAGGCAAGACAGTAGCTATACGTATGGAAGACAGTTCCACTAACCCAAGATTTACTCTGGACACAGCTATACTAGAGTTCAGACAAAACGATAGACAGTAAGGATTTAACATGGCTGGATATACACGTCAAGATACAGCAAACAACATTGCTAACGGTAACGTTATTGATGCTGATGACTTTGATGCAGAGTATAACTCTATTGAAGGTGCTTTTAATAGTACATCTGGACATACACATGATGGTACATCTGGTGAAGGTGCACCTATTACTAAGGTAGGACCAGTACAAGATCTTATTGTGTCTGCTAGTGCTGTAATGCCGAAGAGTACAAACACTCTTGATCTAGGCTCTGCAGAGGTACAATACAAGGATGCTTTCTTTGATGGCACTGTTAATACAGATGTCCTTACTGTAGACGGTACAGCTACTATTGCAAGTACACTAGGTGTTACAGGTGTTGCCACCCTTGGTAGTAACCTTAACGTAGCTGGAGCAACAGGTGTTGATGGTGACTTCGATGTTAACACTAACAAGTTCACTGTAAATGCTACTACAGGTAATACAGCCGTAGCTGGTACTCTAGGCGTAACAGGGGCTACTACTGTAGGCGGTACACTTGGAGTTACAGGTGTAGTTAATGCAGCTAGTGCGCTTAACGTTTCTGGTGCTGCTGGTGTAGATGGTAACTTTGATGTTGCTACAAACAAGTTCACTGTTGACTCTCAGTCTGGTAACACAAACGTTGCAGGTGTTCTAGCTGTAACAGGTAACATCAATGGTTCTAGTGCGCTAAACATAACAGGTAACGCTGGCATTGATGGTAACTTTGACGTTAATACAAACAAATTCACAGTCAGTTCCACTACAGGTAATACTGTTGTAGCAGGTACTCTTTCTGCTGCAGGTAATACTACAGTAGGTGGAACATTTGGCGTGACTGGTGCAAGTACACTTACTGGTGCTGTGTCTGCTCCTGCTGGTTTGACTGGTAATGTTATAGGGAATTTAACAGGTAATGTCACAGGAAACCTGACAGGTAATGTAGCATCTACAGGTGCTAACTCTATGGCAAGCCTTACCACTACAGGTGATGTTGTTGTAGGTGGTAACCTTACTGTATCAGGCACAACTACTACAGTTAACACAGAGACTATTAACCTAGCAGATAACCAAATCCTACTTAATAGCAACTACACAGGCTCTACACCTACCGAGAATGGTGGTATTGAGATTGAACGTGGTACACTAGCTAACAAGACACTTGTATGGGATGAGGCTGCAGATAAGTGGACAGTAGGTAGTGAGACATTCGTAGCAGGTACGTTTGAGGGTGCGCTTACTGGTAACGTAACAGGTAACGTAACAGGTAATGCTGGTACAGCTACTACACTAGCTACAGCACGTACTATATCAATTACAGGTGATGTGTCAGGTTCAACAACATTTGATGGCAGTGGCAATGTAAGTATCACCGCTACTATAGCTGATGATAGCCATAACCACGTTATTAGTGACATTGATGGACTACAGACAGAGATTGACACTAAAGCAGAACTAGCAGGTTCGGCTTCTCAAGCATTCTCAGCAAGCACCCTTAACGCAACTACTGTTGATCTAGGTGACTGGACTATTACACAGAGTGGTACAGAATTACATTTTAGCTATGACGGTGCTGTACAGTTTAAACTAACAAGCACAGGTACACTCCAAGCAAATGATGATATTGTAGCGGCGGCATTCTAATGGCAGTAAAACCTTCTGGCTCTCTTAGTTTAATAACAGATATTGTAGGTGAGTTTGGTGGTAGTACACCTCACTCTCTTAAAGAGTATTATCGTAATGGTACAGCAGGTGTTACATCTAATAATACTAATGTTCCAGAGTCACCTAACCCACTTAACATGTTGAGCTTTTACAATGCAGTGAAGCAGTTCAATGTTACTATTACATCAAGTCAAAAAGAGTTAAACTTGTACTCATACGTTACTGGCTTGGGCTGGAACGGTACAGATCCTATAGCTGTTACTGTTAATTCAGGCGTATATCTGTGGTCAGATAATACATCTGTTGGTGGTTTGGTCATTTCAAGTGCCTTTAATTCTAAACTCACCCTTACAAACTACGGTTACATTATAGGACGTGGCGGTAACGGCGGTGGATACAATGGTGGACCAGCTCTAGTTAATTCAGCCTCTGGTGTTACTCTTATTAATCAGTCTGGTGCATACATCGCTGGCGGTGGTGGCGGTGGCCGAAGCAGTGGCGGCGGCGGTGGCGGCGGCGCAGGTGGTGGTAATGGCTCTAGCGGCTGGGCACCACGCACTACATCAGGCGGTGCAGGCGGTTCGATAGGTCAGTCTGGTGGTAACGCAGGCGATAACAGATTTGTTTCAGGTTCTGCTGGCGGCGGTGCTGGTGGCGGCGGCGGTGGTTTTTCTGCTACTGGATCTGGAGATCATGATGCCGAAGGTGGCGGCGGCGGTGGCCGCATACTCCCAGGTGTGGGTGGTTCTGGGACTGTTGGCGGTGGTTCTAATACTGAAAACTCAACAGGCGGTAACGGTGGCTCTGGTGGTAATACTGGCGCTTATGGTCAAGGTAACGCTGGTGGCGGTGGCGGTGGCTGGGGTGCTGCGGCTAGTGGTGGAGGCTCTGGTGGCGCAGCTATCTCAGGAACAGCTATTGCATCTTTGACCAATAGTGGTACAATCTACGGAGCAGTAGCCTAATGTCTGATATCAACTTGACACCAGAAGAGCTTGAGGCTATGCTTGACCGTGCCGCTAGACGTGGTGCTATGGAAGCATTGCGATCTCTAGGACTACACGATGAAGATGCGCATAAAGACATTGTAGAAATGCGTACACTGCTAGAGTCTTTTAGAGATACTAAGAAAAGTATTTGGACAGCGGCAGTAAAACTAATAACAGTAGCATTGCTATCATTTATAGCTGCATCTGTGTGGATGCAAGTAGGGAATAAATAATTATGGCTAAGAGATTTGCAGGGTTTACCCCAGAACAGCTAGGCAAGATTGTACCTGAGATGCAAGGTATGCAAGGTGATGAACAGGCTAAATTCTTAGCTGCTAACCCTGCTGCTGCTGCACGTGTAGGTAAGATGGCTGAAACAGCACAAAAGCGTATTGGTATGGCATACGGTGGTATGGTTAAACCAAAAGGCTATGCTACTGGTGGTCAAGTCACCTTGGACGCAGCGCAGCAGAAATACGCTGATGCTCAGAACGCTCTTATTACAGCACAACAAAACCTAGCTGCTAACCCACAAGACAAAACTCTTGT